ATGTTCCTGGAACTGGCAGACACCCGGGCAACGTTCTTTTGTCTCAGATATTTAATGGCACTAGTCTTTATGTTCATCCGCTATCTGGTACGCTTAAGAACGGAGTTGGATACGATGGAGCCCGCTTTAAGCCCCACACTTACAGGGGAGTGCTCGGCGTTTTTACATCCGGATATGGCCACGCCGATAGACAGACGGACTATAGCCTTTACAGCAACTATGTATTTGATGGCGTAACTGCAGCAAATGCTTTTCCATCCGGATACGGTCATGCAAATCGCACTACGGACTATAGTTTGTACGACAACTACACCCCAGATGGCGTACCTAGTTCGGTAATATTTACATCTGGATATGGTCAAGCTAATACATCGTCAGCATACGGTAGAAACAAAGTTGGAGAACACAAAGGAGTTCCTTCTTCGAAAGCTCTGTAATTTGACCCAAAAATCATACATATAACAGTTCCCGCTGGTATAATACTGGTGAGGAAATAGATACAAAAGTATTTGTCCCGCCTCTTAAGGGCGGGACTGTTATTTTAAGGCTAGATATATATAGGTTTATTCGATTTTCAGTAGATTTAATAAGGATTATGTAGATGATGTTAGAGCAGATGATATCCGTTATCGAGCACAACATTCTGCCTATCGACGTCGCAGAAAAGTATTTGAACATTTATATAGGAGATGCTGACTGGAAAACGCACATAGCAAAATTGTGGACAAATTTTGAGAACAAAAATAAAAACGCAGACATTAGTAAGGAAGATATCAAAAAGGCAATTTCTTGTACCACGCTTCTTCCCACAATAGAAAAAACGAACATACCGGATCCAGTTCACCTTATGCTGTTTTGGTGCCCAACATGGAATCAGTACAAAGAAAAAGATTGGTTTTCTTTGTTAAAAGATGTAGTAAAAAAAGACATTGAGATACAAAAAAATCATAATCAACTTATTTCTTACGGTGTCATAGATCCAATAGATTATTCGCCAATCACCAGACAGGCTTACAACTGGCTGTATGCCCACGCCGAAAACAGCAACGTAGTTAACGACAAAAATAGAGAGGTTATTTCAAAAAAAATGCAGAACCTAATAAGAATATATGGCGGAGCGGTAATATCAAATTTGTTTACAAATCACACGAATGCAGTTGACAAAGTTTTTAACTGGAGAAGTGGTTATTTCTTTGAAAGAGAAATATACAATGTATACACATTTGATCAAATTAAGAAAATTAAATCTAAAGAAATAGAAAAACTAAATCCAAAGTTTGTCAAAGTATTGGCATTGAATTAAAGGGAGTATAATGGCAGAAGAAATTGAAAGCGGCAATCCAAATTTAGCCCCAATACCAACAAAGGCTTCTATGTTTTCATTTAAAATTAGTGAAGACTTTGTTCAGGCATACACCTCCAAGAAATCTCCGTTTGGATACACGGACGCTGGGGGCAATAGTGTTGGCGAAATAACCTTTTTAAGAACATACAGTAGGTTAAAAGAAGATGGATCGAAGGAAACTTGGGTTGACGTCTGCGAACGAGTAATAAATGGAACCTACTCGCTGCAAAAAGATCACTGCAAGAAAAACAGGCTGCCCTGGAATGATGCCAAGGCGCAGGCGAGCGCCAAAGAAGCTTTTGATAGACTGTTTAATTTGAAATGGACACCTCCTGGTCGCGGATTGTGGGCCATGGGTACAAATATTGTTAATATTCAAAAAAATTCCGCCGCTCTTCAAAATTGCGCATTTGTTTCTACATCTGAAATGACAAAGCTTAATCCATCAAAACCATTTTCGTTCTTGATGGAAGCGTCCATGCTTGGTGTGGGGGTTGGATTTGACGACAAGGGGGCGGACAAGGATTTTTTAATTTACTCTCCGTCCTCAGCAGAATCCGATACCGCTACTTACGTAGTGCCCGATACAAGAGAGGGATGGTATATTTCCACGGCGATGCTGTTGGATTCATATTTGAAGTCTGGACAAGATGAAGTTTATTTTGACTACTCTTTAATTAGACCAGCGGGCACGCCCATTAAAACATTTGGCGGCATAGCTGCTGGCCATGAGCCATTGGAAAAACTCCATAAACATATTAAAAAAATGTTTGACGGCAGAGCTGGAGAAAAACTTACCAGAAAAGACATAGCTGATGTTGGAAATCTTATCGGGGTATGTGTAGTGTCCGGGAACGTGCGTCGTTCAGCTGAACTTTTGATTGGTCGTATTGATGATCAAGATTTTCTAAATTTAAAAAATGCGGATGTTTTTCCAGAAAGAAACTCATATAGTCCAGACGCTCCAGGCTGGAGTTGGATGTCTAATAATTCCGTGGAAACAAAGGTGGGCACGGATCTTAATGCGATTGTCGAAGGTATCGCGCGCAACGGAGAACCTGGAGTTCTTTGGATGGACATGAGCCGTCAGTACGGACGACTTGCTGATCCACCAAACAATAAAGATCATCGTGTAGCTGGCTATAACCCGTGCGCAGAACAGTCTTTAGAGTCGTTTGAATGTTGCACTCTAGTTGAAACATACTTAAATAGACACGAAAGTTTAGAAGATTACAAACGAACACTTAAATTCGCTTATCTTTACGCAAAAACGGTAACCCTTCTACCCACTCACTGGGAAGAAACAAATGCAATCATGCAAAGAAATCGACGCATAGGTGCCTCTATGTCTGGCGTGGCGAACTTCGCTGATTCTGTGGGGATTCCCGCTCTGCGCGAATGGATGGACGAGGGTTATAAAACAATTCAAAGATATGACAACGTGTATTCCGAGTGGCTTGGAATTCGTGAATCAATTAAAATGACAACAGTAAAACCATCTGGTACTGTTTCCATTCTTGCCGGAGAATCCCCCGGAGTTCATTGGACACCGGGCGGCAAATTCTTTAACAGAACAATCAGATTTTCCAATGAAGACCCCATGCTGCCATTGTTTAAAATGGCAAACTATACCGTAGAACCAGCATCTGAGTCGCCAAACACAACTTCGGTTGTTTATTTCCCGATCAAATCAGAAGCTCAAAGAGCAGAACGCGATGTTACAATCTTTGAAAAAATGTCTTTAGCGGCAATAGCCCAAAGGTATTGGTCGGACAATTCCGTATCTGTCACTATATCGTTTGATAAAGATAAGGAAGCTCAACACGTGGGGACTGTCTTGCATATGTATGATGGCCAATTAAAAACCGTATCATTTCTTCCCAGTGGAAACGACACATATCCACAAATGCCCTATATCCAAATAACCGAAGAACAGTATGATAAATATAAAAAAGTTCTTTTCCCAATAGATTTTGCTGGGGTATATGCCGGAATGGCAATTGACGCAATAGGGGAAAGATACTGCACTACCGATTCTTGTGAAATTCAACTCATAAAAGATAATGCGTAAATAACATGAATGATGATCGGCAGGAATCAAGAATATATCAATAGGACATTCCAGGAAATGGCTTCTAAGTTTGATTATAAAAATATAAAAGATATTAATCAAATGAACGCTAAAAAATATATTGGATTCTGCAACGATTTAAATGCAGAATTGATTACCGCCATTCAAGAAATAAATATTATTATAAAAAATTTGTTTGAATATAAAGATGAATACTTTGAAATTCCCAAAGATATAAGTGATTTACTTCGTTCTTTATATAAAAGAGCTGGAGAATTCAATAATTATATGCTAGACTTAATAGAGAAAGATTACCTAAATCTGCCAGAGGAAGAATAGTGAAAGAAAATGAAAATGTTATACCCGTTTTAGGGAATGGGTATGTGAGACTCGTCGACTGCATGGGGAGCGATTTATCGATTGTTAATGCAGCAAGAGCTTCGTTTGCGAAAGAATCGCAAGAGCTTTCTGCGGGAGACGCACGACTTATTGATTTTTTAATACGAGAAAATCATATGTCTCCGTTCAGGCATGCCTTTATGACTTTTGAAATTAAAGCCCCATTGATGGTTGCAAGACAACACTGGAAGTATGTTGTGGGGTCTGATCATTCCATGGATTCTTGGAATGAATCATCTAGAAGATATATAACAATAGATCCAGAATTTTACGTACCAGAAGCCAACCAATGGCGAACAGCGTCAGAAGATAAAAAGCAGGGCTCTGGAGGGCCTATAGGCCCATGGCAAGGCTCCCTTTTAACCGACGAGCTTAACAAATATGTTAAACAGGGTGAAGCTTTATACAATATGGCGTTGGAACAGGGCGTAGCGCCGGAGCAAGCAAGACTATTTCTAGCCGCATACGGCCTGCAAATTGTTTATAGATGGTCATGCAGTGTCCAGTCTATGTGTCTTTTTTTGACTCAAAGGTTGGCCGAAAATTCCCAAGTAGAAATACAGCAGTATGCAGAAGCGGTGCGTTTTTTTGCAGAGCAGAAGTTTCCAGTTACAATTAGTAGATTAATTCATTAATATGATTTTAGATGTAGTCAAAATATTTTTATTTATGATATTTTTTAACTGGACAATCAGCATGCATCTAGTAAACACTAGGGTCGGTAGCAAATCTCAAAAAAGAAATACAGTTATACTTGCGCTGCTATTCAGCTTAGTGACTGGAATTGTGATAATATTGTAACGACATGCCAGCATCAAAATTAAACTATATTGTAATATATAAAAACCACAGTCAAGTTTATGGTTGTTCTTCTAAGAAAATAGCGATAGAATCCCCTCCGCCAGAGGGATACACGGAAGATGACAAGAGAATTCTTTTTGCATCTTTTGAACCGGATACGGATAATCTTTGTGTTTACGTTGTGTCCAAAGACGATATTCTTGAAGAAGAAATAGAAACAAGAAAAAGTAAAAAGAAAGTAAAAAAAAGTGAGTAAAAAAACAAACAAAAAGAAGAAACAGGTAATTAAACTTGAATCTAATCAAAGTTACATGGTGGAAGATCTAGGAGCCTTCATGCATGTCCAGAAAACATACGCCTTATTATTGGGTAGCAATATATCGCATGAGGAAAGGGCGCTTTGCACCAGAGTGTTGTCCGCTGTCGACTCTGCAATCAAAAATGTATATCTTACACCCGAGGAGGGTTCCGATGAAGACTATTGGGATTAAATATCTAGCAGCCGCTGCGTTAGTTTCTGTTTCTTTTTATGTATTTTGGAAAAGAAATAGAACCCCTTCTTTGGAATTTAATTATTTCTCCACCGCAGAAAATTATAACCCGTGCAATTCATTCATAGAACACTACGATACCGAAAATCTTCGAGAAGCTTACAGTAAATATCAAAAATATTTAGACTTTGGCATGAGCAAGGATAACGCATTTAAAAGTGTTATAGAAAATAAATTTAAAAAAAATGATTGATCTTTGCGTTGTTAACCATAACACCAGTACACTGCTTGAACGTCTTTTTGATCATTTGCACAAAAATATTTCAGTAGCCAATAAATCTTGGAAACTTTACTTGGCGGACAATGATTCAACAGACAATACAATCGATTGGTTAAAAAACAAGAGTTCTCAATATCAGATAGATGGATTATGCCTCAATAGAAATATAGGCTATTCCGCCGCCTGCAATCAATTGGCTGCAAGGGGGTCTAGCGAAATTATTGGATTTTTAAACGCCGATGTTTGGTTAACCAACAATGATGTAAATCATATAAAAAATATTTTTGACAATGATTCGACTGTACACATACTGGGCCCCAAACAAAGAGACGAATATGGTCTTATAAGACATGCGGGGATCATTGGAACTAACACGGCCCCAAAACATAGGGGCTGGATGGAGCCAGATATGGACGACCGCCTCTACAGAGATAGAGTAAAATGTGTTACGGTTTCTGGATCCGCATATTTCATCAGAAGATACGTCTGGAACAATCTTACCCACAATCAGCAGTACAGGCAGTTGGTACCGAATGCGGTAGGGGCGTTTCTACCCACGCCCCACTACTACGAAGAAACCTGGTGTTCGTATTTTGCTAGACATCTAGGTTATAATGTGGTGTATGACGGTTCTGTATCAATTGGCCATAGCTGGCATGCTTCATCCCCTAAACCGGGAGAGGGTTACAGCCACGCAGATGCACAATTCAAGACTAGTCAATCAATATTTCGCAAAGCATGCGATATCATAGGAATAGAAAGAGATTAAATATGTCAGTTAAATTAAATCCATGGATATACAACGCAGAAGTCAAAAAAGTAGTTGATGGTGATACATTTGATATTATTATCGACCTTGGTTTTGATACCCTTAGAAAAGGCAGAGTTCGTCTTTATGGCGTTAATACGCCAGAAAGTCGCACCAAAGACCTCGCTGAAAAACAAAAAGGCTTAGCGGCTAAAGAGTTCACCGATCAATGGCTTATTCGTGCAAAACATAAAGTTAAAATAGAAACTATCTTAGATAAAAATGATAAGTATGGCAGGGTGTTAGCTAAAGTTTGGGACGAAACTGGCAACTGTCTTAATACGGACATCGTTAACGCGGGCCTTGCAAGAGAATATTATGGTGTAGGCGATAAAACCTGGGCGGAATTCAAAAAGGACAATTAGTGCAATTTTTCTGCCCTTTTCAGGTTGACTTTTCCTGATTGGGTCGATATAATATCTATCTGCAATTAATCACTTCAATCATAAAGGAAAAAATATGCCAGAGAATAAATTCAACTACTTTGAGGTTACGACTTCGTTCCTCATTAAAGCAAAAAATAAATCAGAAGCAGAAAAGGTCGCCCTTGGACGCAAAAACGTTAAGGGTGAAATTCTTTCCACCAACACAGACATAGAGAGAGTCTCTGCTGTAAATGTTAGAGAAATGTTGGAAATTTAACAACTATTTTTGTTGGGGGGAGTGCTGTTTGTGTGGTCAGCACTCTCCCCTCTTTCATATAGGAAAATCTTATGACTGCAAAAATTTATGCCCAAATGGTTGGCAGGAATGAGCAAGGCAGGTTTTTAGAAGACGTTCTGTGCAGACTATCTAATCAGGTAGATCAAATTATATTTACTGATGATTGTTCTGATGACGATACATTTTCCATTGCTAAAGAATATTGCCTTACGTATCAAACTCCAGAACCCCTTTTTCCAAAGCATGAAGGGCAGTTGCGCGCCCATGCTTGGGGTAATCTTTCACAGCATGCACGAGTTGGTGACTGGATTATAGCTATTGATTGTGACGAAATGTTGTATAGAAAAGACGATCTTTCTTCTTTAAATATTAAAGAAGTTTTAAATAAGTCTGAATTTGATGTAGTAAACGTAAAATTTTATCATATGTGGAATGAATTGCAATATAGGCAAGATAAACTGTGGGCTCCAAATAATAGTTCAAGAATCTTTAGATTTAGGGAAAATGGTGGATTTTTAAATAAAAAACTTGCTTGTGGATCAGAACCTTTTTATGTTAATGAGTGGATTAATCAAAGAAATTATTGGTTAAATTCTGGTTTGATAATGAAACATCTAGGATATCAAAAAGACGAAGATAAACTTTTTAAGCATGAAAGATACTCAACCTTAGATAAAGGTGAGTTTCATAATATAAAACACATAGAATCAATAATCGATAAAAATCCAACATTAATTAGTTGGGGAAATTTTGGAGTATAATATGAAAAATAAAGTTAAGTTAGTGGGTCAGACACAGACTATCCAAACGCTTACGAAAAAGATGCTAGGCAAAAACAAATATGCCTACGTATCTTTTCCAAAAACAGCGCTGTTAGCAATGGGGCCATCAAATGAAAAGCTTATACCTACGAATTTTATAGATGAAATTAATAAATCTTTTTCTATTAAAGACCCGGCGTATATGAGGGCGGTTCCTTCTTCGTTTATTTATTCGACGGATAAAGACAACGAATTAGATCTATCTATCTTAAAGGATGATTCTGTTTATTTTAATTCATCTACATTAGAAAATTATTATAATTCTAACAAGCTTGTATTTAATTCTTTTGTTCAGTTTTATTTAAAAAATTCACCATTTATCACTGTGTCGTTCAATGATAAAAAGCACATAACCCAACTATTGGGCTTTCCGGCAGCTTATACATATGTCCCATATAATGACTATCACAACAAGCTTGATGAAATATGTAATTTTTTAGATGAAGTTAAACATCTAAGCGACGTGGTCGTATTGGATTGTCCGATTCTTGCATCTGGCTTAGCTCATCGAATCTGGAATAAATTTGATCTTTCTATTCTTGATTTGGGAAAGATAGTAAGCTATTCAAAAACTAAGTTTTTTGATAGGACAAAATTTAATGATAAAAAAACATATAAAAACTGATAAAGAAGATGATCTTTTTCTTATAGACTTATTATTTGACTCAGATTTTACTTTATCGGAAATAGCAAAAGAGATTAATTTATCTTATAATAGTTTAAATAAAAGAATTTCCTCTCTTGGTCTTAATTGGATAAAAGAGCAGAAGAAAAAATCGTCTAGGGGTCAATCAGCTTTAACGCATGTGGTTAAAAAACTCCTGCCTGGGCATAAGGTTGTCAATGAATATCACATTGGTGACAGATTAAAGCTTGATGTGTATTGCCCTACGTATAAACTTGCGGCAGAGTTTCATGGTAGACAACACTTTTATTATACGCAGAGATTTTATAAATCTAAAGACGACTTTGATCAAGCTGTTGAAAGAGACAGAAAAAAAGCAGAAAAATGCAAAGAACTTGGCATAGCCTTTGTTGTTTTTAGATACAACGACCTGCTCACGGAAGAAGCGGTATATGATAGAATAATGCAGGCCATACGTAATACGGAATTTAAAGTAGAGCAGGGATCCAAGAAAAAAAATATAAAAGATAATAAATACTATCAACAGCAGAAAAAGAAATATAACAAAAGAAAAAAAGATATGTATCAAAAATTTAAGAATAAAAAGAAGTATCATGACAGATAATTCCGCGATACAGACCACCCATGATGTATACCCAATCGAGTACCAGGTATTTGCGCTGTCCTTTAGGCAGTCGGGGGCAATATCTTTTTTCAAAAACAATTTACATACAGATATGGTTGGCCTTTTAGAGGGTCAAAATGGAATAAATGAGTTTTATAAATCTTTAATTTCCTACTCTACATCTACAGATCTAGATATAGTTGACCCGGTTGCATTTCAAACCTGGATGCAAACAGAAAGTGATTTGTATGAAGCACTAAACGGTCAGCATGGCGTAGAGTTAATGATGGATATCCTGGGGAAAATGAAACTTTCTACGCCAGAAGCAGTCACGAAAGTCATAAAACACAAACATAATAAAATTAAACAAAAGAATCTATTAAAAGAATTGGAGTTTATTTTAAGCCAAAAAGGACTTAAATCTGAAGAAGATTTGTCCAAAATGACGTCTTTGGCCATAGAAATAACAACTTTAGAAAATCAAATTAATTATAATCCCTACGACGGTGTGGTGACGGCTAAAGAAATCATAGAAAAAATAGATTCTTTATTAGATACCCCAGATTTTTTATCTACACAATACAAATCCCTCAATAGAGCCATGGGATATACAAATGATGGAGGCTTCTACAGAGGGTCTGTTCATGCAATTATTGCGGCTTCAGGCAAGGGCAAAAGTACGTTTGCCAAATGCCTTGTAAACAATTGGCTGGATAATGGATACAAAATTTTATATATTAATTTTGAAGAGGCTAGAAGTCATTGGGAAAAAATATTGATGACACAAGTAATAGGCAGGAACGTCTATGCGGAAGTAAACAATTGGAATGAAGATGATAAAAGAAAATATATGTCTTTGTTTATGAGTAAACTTACGCAATGGGGTGATCGCCTTATGGTCAAACACGATCCGGATACTCCGTATTTTGAAGATCTTGAAAAATGGCTCAGAGAAATCCTCCTGCAGAATCAGGATATTCCAGATGTTATCGTCATAGATACTATACAATCTATGTTTACCAGATCAAAAGGGAAGGCTAGGTGGGGCGAGTTTGAGGAAATGATGGTTCGTTTAGAAAAGCTTGCAAGAGATATGAACTGCGTACTTATAATTACAGCTCAAGAAAATTCGAATAGAATGAAAGAAAGAAGAGAAGTCGTAATGCAGTCAGATACTGGTGGGTCTTTAGCCATTCAGCAGAAGTGCGCAGTAACTATATTTATTACCGAGAAAAAGCTTATCAGCGGAGATGATTCCGAAGATGAAAACATCATGCAGCTTCAAATACCAAAGAACAGAATAACGGGCTCTACTTTTTCTTATGAGCCACCACTTGTAAGATATGTGGATTCCAAAAAGACATATGAAGAATACGAAATGGTTACTTCGACATCTTACGACGCGTCTTCTATATTGGATGATTTATTAAATAATGGCGATTTTTCATAATGCAGTTAATTAATGTACAATCCATTAAAGACTATCAAACATGTGCGCTACTGTACAAGTATAGGCACAAGGACAATTTGCCGGAAAAAATTCTTGCCAGGGATCTCATCGCTGAAAGATTTGAAAATACTATTAAGGAAATTATTTATTATTTCTTTTACAAAAAACAGGGAGGATACGCCCCCTCGTACTCATCTCTGCTGAATAGGTGGGAGAAATTATGGTTTTCTGAAAATGTTTCTAATTATGATATTGTCACAGAAAAACACGAAAGCGCTTACGGAAACAATGCCAGCTTAACAACTAAGGCGGCCGCCTTACTTCTTTCTTTTCACAAAAATTTTAGTCATCAAGACTATATACCAATATCGATTAACGACGAGTGTATTGTCCCTGTTGGAAAAAACGTTAAGATGAAATATGTTTTTGATATTATTCTGGCTAAAAATAAAAAATATTACGTAATTAAATTTTTGTTTAACTATAAAGACAGTCATCAAAATATGTACGAGATAGATTTTGCCGCGATGAAGCATGCGTATTCGTTTAAAAATCCGACCAAAGTATCGCAAACAAGATTTGGCTATATTGACTTTGTGCAGCCAAAAATATCTTTTAAAGAATTTGACATACAAGAGGAAGATCTTATGGCATTGGAATTTTGGGCGCAAGAAATAGTTGATGAACAATCTTTCGTCCCGAGAAGGGGCTTGACATGGTATTGTAAAAAATGCCCGTTTGATAAGCCATGTTCAAAATGGAAAGGGTGGAAAAATGTCAAAAAAACATAAGCAAGCGAGACTTGGAATTTTGTTTACCAATGAATTAACTGATAAAATAAATCATATGAGTAATTTAACTGGATTTTTTGATCCAGCTAAATTTGTTTATTATCTTGTAGATAAAGAGTACGCAGCTTTGATAAAGAATTTTGGTGATTTCGACGGAGGTGATGAGCAATGAAAAAAACTTTACTAGATAAACTTTTAGATGAAGACGTTTTTTTAAAAGAAAATAAAGAAGAAGACAAAATTCTTCTTCCTATTTTAAATGAGATTAATTTAATTTCATCAGTTCATATAAGAAACTTTGTTAGGTCTGTTCTTCTTAAGTGCGAGGGTTTTTGGGTAATCCCTTCAAGCTTTTCTAAAAAATACCACCCCATTGATGAGCATGGCGAGGGTGGAAACGTTCTTCATACTCAAAGGGCGGTTAGGGCTGGAAAGGTGCTGTGCGAATCGTACGGTTTGGGGGTCGAAGATAGTGACTTAGTTTATGCAGCCCTGTTGTTGCATGATATAACTAAGGGTATAAAAAGGGATGGGGTTAGTTCTTATGTTTACGACTCTTTTCATCCGTATACCGCACAAAAATTTATCCAGTGGTGTATTGAAGAAGATAAAAAATATTCTTCAGAATCTTCTTCCGCCACGCTGTACGTTGACGATGTGGTGATTGAGGATATAATCAGACTTATCAGGTGTCATCTTGGCCCATGGTCTCCGATCCCTGAAACGATACCAACAACTCATCTGGAGATGATAGTTCACCTTGCGGATAATATATCTTCAAAACTTCATACAATAATTGACGGCGAAACTGTCATCGAACGCAGGTGGAAACCAGATGACAACAAGTGAAAATAGCGTCTTACAGAAAAGGCTGCTACTTTTAAATTCATTGGAATTGTACATTGGCGAATCGATTTACTACAGATCTTATAGTAAGGAAATGAATCCCACCTGCAAATATACCCTATGGAACTATGGTGAAAAAACGGGGAAGGTCTGCATAAAATGAGACTTTCAAACGATGAAACCAAGTTTCTTAACCAGTGGCGATACGTAGAGGTGGCTAGATATGTGCCGTCTCTTGACAGGGTGATAAGGGATAAGGCGGGTGATGATCCAATCTTTTATGATATCAATAATATTAATGAGTATAGAAACTTGCATGATAATGTTGGTTTATATACTTCTATTTGGCATTATAATTCAAAAGAAATAAACAACTGCACTAGGTTGGGCTCTCTTTACTTTGATTTAGATAACGAAGATATTAACAAATGCTATAAAGAAGCCATGTTTTTGTATAGTTACTTAACAAAATTTATTCCAGAAGAGTCTGTTCTTGTTTATTTTACTGGTAAAAAAGGTTTTCATATTGAATGTGAAGCCGTCGCTCTGGGGATTAATCCAACAAATGAACTTCCCAAAATATTTAGATACATCGCAACAAAGTTAAAACAGAAATATTTAATAGAGTCTTTGGACTTTGCGGTTTACGACATGAGGAGAATGTGGCGCCTAGCCGGATCTAGGCATCAGTCTACCGGTCTATATAAAAACATTATTCCTAAAGATATTTTAAATTCAGTATCAAGTACGTCTATAGATTCTATTATTTCTTACTGCTCGGTACAAAGAGAAAATACTGTTGAAGAGCAGAATTTTTCCCTATCCGCCAATGAGTGGTATAGGCAATTCACGTATCAAATAGAGGAAGAAAAAACAAAACCAAAAGATTTTTTAGAGTCGTTTAATAAATACGGATCAAGTAAGTTAAAACCATTCAATGAAAAACAAAAATCATTTGAAAAAGAAAATTTATGGAAAAATTGTCCAGCGGTGAAAAGGTTGCACGAACAAGCTATTAACAATAGGCAGTTAGAACACGAGGCAAGGTTGTTTTTGTGTTCTATTTTGACCTATAATATCGATTCAATTAAATATCTTCATGAAATACTAAGCAATTGCGATGACTACAATTTTGAAAAATCCACAGCTCATATTAACGATTGGGTCAAAAGAAGAGAGCTGGGTATTGGGGGTAGGCCGTACACATGCGATAGGGCTAATGCGGTTGGAGTCGGTTGTGGAAACTGTTCTTTGGAAAAAAGAAATAAATGGATTAAAATAGGTGACAAATATATTGAAACCAACGAGCAGTCCTCGCCTTCTCCAATAAGATTTGCATATAAAACTGTAAAGGATAGCAATGTCAAATGATGACGTAATAGGGTTATGTTCCGATTGTGGAACTGAGCAGTCAGATAGGTCAATGTTTGCTAGCCCGTTTGCTCAAGCGGGTAAACCGCCTGTTTGCAGATACTGTGCTGGTGTTGTTGTTGTCTGCTATAGAAAAGACAAACAAAAAGTATTAGATGACATAAAAAGACATAGAGGACTTGAATGAAAAACTGGACCAACTTACACAACCATACAGTTTTTTCCACGCTAGACGGACACGGTGATATAGAAAAATACCTAGATAGAGCTAAGTCACTTGGCATGTCTGGCTTAGCTACGACGGATCATGGCAACATACATTGTTGGCTAGATTTCTATGACGCTGCTACCGCCATAGGGGTTAAACCCATTCTTCGGAAGCGAATTTTATCAAGCTAGAAAAACTAGATTTGACAGAGATGAAGAGGAAAGATCTGGCCCGTCTAAAAATGAGTGGGAACAAAGAGGCCCTTATCATATAACAATATTAGCAAAAAATAATGTTGGTTATCACAATATCATTAAGATGTCTTCTAAATCTTTTTTGGAAGGATACTACGTAAAGCCTAGACTGGATCACGATTTAATCTCTCAATATTCTGAAGGAATTATTGTTTTATCTGGCTGTTTAAATAGTGAAGTCTGCCAAGCGCTTTTAAGAAATGATTACAATTTTGCCCTAGAAGCTGCGTATAAGATGCAGAGCATTGTCGGTAAAGAAAACTATTTTATAGAAATACAAGATCATGGCATAACGGAGCAAAGAAAAATTTCAAATAAACTTTTAGACATAGCAAAAACAATCGGTGCCAAAGTTGTACCAACTAACGACTGCCACTATGTGCATCAGCATGACGCTAGGGCACACGACATCATGTTATGCGTAGCCACTAACTCTAATGTACATACTGAAAATAGATTCTCTTTTTCCGGAGATAACTTTTATTTAAAATCCTACCAAGATATGGAAATGCTATTTAATGCAGACTGGCTAAAAAATACTATGTCAGTTTGTGATATGGTTGATATAAACTTAAAGTTTGGAGAAATTCACTTTCCCAATTTTCCAATTCCAACAAACGAAACATCAACTGAATATTTTGAACGATTAGCTTGGGATGGATTGCGTAACAGATATGGCAGTGAGCTTCCCGCACCTGTTGTCGAGCGAGCAAATCGTGAGATAAAAGTTGTAAAAGACATGGGATTTCCCGAGTACTTTCTTGTTGTGTCTGATCTGGTTAGATGGGCTAAATCAAATCAAATAAGGGTTGGATGGGGCAGGGGTTCTGCGGCTGGCAGTGTTCTGTCGTATGCTTTCGATATTACAAATCTTGATCCAATTAAGTTCGGCTTATTGTTTGAAAGATTTTTAGTCGAAGGAAGAAAGTCTATGCCAGACATCGATCTTGACTTTGATGATAGACATAGGGATAAAGTTATAGATTATGCTAGATCAAAATATGGAAGTGATAGAGTAGCGCATATTTGCACGTTTAACAGGACCGGCGCTAGACAATCCATCAGGGACGCTGCCAGAGCTCTCGGTTACGATTTTTCCGCTGGCGATAAAGTGGCCAAACTTATTCCGCCACCAGTGTTGGGTATTTCAAAAAATTTAAGCGAATGCATGGAAGTACAAGAGTTTTCTTCCCTCTACACAAAAGACCCGCAAGCAAAAGAAATTATAGATGCGGCGTTTGGGCTAGAAAATTTGGTAAGACAAACCGGTATACATGCAGCGGGAGTTGTTATATCACGCAATCCCCTAATTGATTATTTACCCATTATGCAAAAAGGCGGAGACAAACCTGTTGTAACCCAATGGGATATGGAAAGGGTTGAGCAGTGTGGTTTGTTAAAAATAGATTTTCTTGGGTTAAGAAATCTTGGGGTTATTGATATTTGTCTTGATCTAGTTAAGAATAGAAGGGGAATTGATATTGACATTAATAAAACTGCGCTAGATGATAAGCGCACTTTTGACATGCTCTGTAGGGGACATGCTATGGGCGTTTTCCAACTTGAATCAAGCAGCATGCGAGACATGATGATACAACTTCAGCCTAAGAGCATAGAAGATATTATGGCACTGATCTCCCTGCATAGGCCTGGCCCCATGGGTTCTGGAATGGACAAACTCTATATTGACAGAAAACACGGAAAGTCTCAGGTTTCGTATGATCATCCAAAATTAGAAAAAGTTCTTGGATCTTCGTTGGGCATTATGTTGTATCAGGAAGATGTGTTGGCCGTGTCCAGGGAGCTTGCTGGCTTTTCTTCCGCCGAAGCCGATGATTTAAGAAAAGTTATTGGCAAAAAACTTATGGATAAAATAGCTTTGTTTAGACAAAAGTTTGTAAAAGGATGCGAATCCTATTCTAACTTAAATAAAAA